GTCTCGGGCTCGTCCGTTTCTATCACCCTTCGGGGAGATGAAGAATCGAGCAAAGTGGTCGCTACACCCTGAAAAGGGAGTAGGTCAAGCGGCCTGTACGTCTTGGCTGACGTACGGTAAATCAGCCGATCAACCGAAAGGAAGTGAGGATGGCTTACCCAATCACGGGACCCATACATCGAGAGATCGGTGGAACGGGCACCCCATCATATTACCTGTATCGACACGGCTATCGCCAAGCCAAACCGTACAACCTCGTCCTTGATTTTGACTCCACGGTGTCTACGACATCGCAGAGCGACAATCTTGGGCGTTGGAACGCGCGGGTGTTTGCAGGTGACATGATCGGAGCGGTTCCCTGGACTGACCTAGAGAATGCCATTTATGACAAACTCAAAGGCCGGATCTCGGAGCGAGCAGAGATGCTCACCGCTCTGGTGGAAGTTAACAAGTCGATTAAGATGGTCGCAGACAGACTGGTCCAAATGACGGTCTTTGTCCAATTACTGCGACGTGGTCACTTCCTGGAAGCTGCGCGTGTGCTCAAGATGCCGGGGCCCCCAAAAGGGGTCTCGACTCATAAAGCGCTTGCTAACAACTTCCTTGAATACCACTACGGCTGGGTCCCCACCATCGGGGACATCTACTCAGCCATCGACGTGTTACAACAGCCACTGAAGAGCGTGTGGGTGAAAGCCTCGGAACGCAGTGGGTGGACTCCTTGGGGAGACTGGTACACACCAATCTTCATCGACAATCCATCCGCTGTTTATCCGGACACAACCTACCGCTACTATCGGGAACAGGGTCGGTACGAGAGATTTATTCAGTGCGGGTGCACTGTTGAGATCTCCAATCCGAACCTTTGGCTAGCAAACCAACTGGGTCTTGTCAACCCGGTGGCAACGTTGTGGGCTACAACGCCCTATTCGTTTGTCGTTGACTGGTTTGTTAACGTAGAACAGGTCCTTTCATCTATGACCGACTTCTACGGACTCACGTTAAGCAATACGTGGATGTCCAAGAAGCTCGCGCTTAGTCATCACGCTGAAGATACGTGGAACTCTCGCTACTTCGTGATCGACGACCCGGAAACGGGCGCCGGTCACTATGTGGCTATGAGTCTGCGTAACGAACGCGCTTCGACGAACGCGACGGCTTTAAGGCGTCGATCCGGCTTACCTACGCCGGTGCTTGCTATACGGCCCCTGAAAGCCTGGGGACTGTCTCGCGGCTTAGCCGCAGCCAGTCTGCTGACCCAGCGCCTAAGGAGTTAACCTCAACCCTCCTCTAAACAAGGAAAAGCATGCCTACCATGGCTTCGTTGACCGTCAAGAAGGCGGACAACACAACCGACATCGTCTACGACGCACTGTCGGCCAGCGCGGGAGATGGTACCCCCGCTTACTGGCGCCAGGACACTGGCGCGGCAGCTGGTCTGCCGGTCGGGCATCGCCCGGTCCTCAAGGTGACGACGACGTGGAACGGTCCCAAGTCTGCGCGGCAGTTGAAGGTCAACTTCAACTATCCGTACGCGACGCAGGACTCGACCACGACGTTGTACTCCGTCAAGGATCGGGTGGTGTTCGACGGCATCGTCACCGTTCCCCAGGCCATTCCGGCTGCACAGATCAACGAGGCCGTCGCACAGGTGATGAACCTGCTGGCGACCACGCTGATCAAGCAATCGGGTCAGACGGGCTTCGCGCCCACCTGATAACCGCCCCCTACTGAGGGGGTGAACCTGGAGAACGAACGATGACTAAGCTGCTGCACGGTTCTGTTGCGCAGTTGGCCCTTCGCTATTATGAGGGCCTGGACACTCCTTTAAGTCTGAAACTTGCCTTAATGGTAAAGGCAGATGATTGGGAGGGGTTGGTGCAAGTCAAAGCGCCCGACCCGCGAGGATATCTTAAAGCGCTCGACTACTACAAAGACGCTCAGGCGGTTGCGTTCCTACGCAAGTACCCGAGTTTGCCGAGTGGTGTCGATAAACGCGCTGCCGCCCTCCAGAAATGGTGGGAGGCGGAGCGGATGTGCTTTAAGACCAACAAACGTCTGATGGCTTTTTTGCCTGAGTTTGCAGAACCTTTCTCCGTTCTTGTAGACCCGGTAGAGAAGCGTGCGCGTGAGATCGTCTTGCGCGCGCGACAAAAGATCAGAAGTTGGCTAGGGCCCAGACCGGATGACCTCACGGTCGGAAGGTTTGGGCCAGGTGCCTCGTTTAGTGCCAAAGGGGGATCGACAACCATACCCCACAAAATGTCACTCGTACCCTCATTGACCCGTGGTGCCCTCTATCATCTTCCCCAGTGGTTGGGGACGATGTGGGGGTCGGCAGTCGCCGAACACTACGGACAGGTAGATTGGGTCCCTGGTAACAGAATGGCTTCTGTTCCCAAGACGTCGTCGATCGATCGCATCATTGCGGTCGAACCCGACATAAACGTCTTCTATCAACTTGGTCTCGGAGGAGAGCTACGCCGTCGGCTTAACCGCTCGACGCGTTATCAACTCAGAGATTGTTCGCTTCCCAGCGAATACGTTGATGGAGTAGACCTGACAGTGAGTCAGGACGTCCACAGGCGCCTCGCCTGTGAGTCCTCGGCCTCACGAGAGTTAGCCACTCTCGATCTGTCATCCGCAAGCGATACCGTGTCTCGAGTTCTGG